GCGGTAAATGTGTTATTTTAGAAGATTCTAATGGTAATCCCATAATTACTAAAGATGGTGTAACTGTTGCAGAATCTATAGTTCTTTTAAATCCTGTGGAAAACATGGGTGCAACTTTAATAAAAGAAGCTGCACGTAAAACCGTAAAAGAAGCTGGAGATGGTACTACCACAGCTACTATATTAGCTCATGCTATATTAAAAGAAGCTTATTGTTATTTAGATAAAAAAAATACTAGATCATTAAAAAAAGGTATTTTATCCGCTGTGGATAAAGTTATAGAATATTTAAATAAAGTAGCCGTCCCCGTTGAAGATAAAATAAAAGAAATTGCTACTATATCAACAAACAATGATTCAGAATTAGGTAAACTTATAGCTAAAGCTTTTACTGAAGTAGGTAAAACAGGAGTTGTTATAATGGAACCTTCATCTTTAGGTGAAACAAAGGTAGAAATTGTTGAAGGAGTAGAATATGATAAAGGATTATTAAATCCAAATTTTATAACTGATAAAGAAAAAGGTTGTAATGAATTAGATAATCCACTAGTATTAATAATTGATTCTAAAGTTGAATCAATTAGACAAATACAAACAGTATTAGAATACGTTATTAAAAATAATAAATCTTTATTTATTATAGGTCAACTAGAACCAGCTGTTTTATCCGCATTAGTGATGAATAAAATAAAAGGTAATATAAGAGTAAACGTGGTTGAGCCACCAGCTTTTGGACTAAGACGTAAAGAAATATTAGAAGATTTAGCTCTACTCACTAATTCTCAAATTATAAACGAAGATTTAGGAGATGATTTAAATACTATTGAAGTAGACTATTTAGGAACATGTTTAAAAACTACTACTAGTAATGATCAAACTATAATTCAAGTAGAAAGTGTTAGCACTGAGGTTGAAAAAATAATTTGTGATATAAAGGAAAAACTTACTAAAAAATTAAAACCACACGAAGTAATAGGCTACGAACATAGATTAGCGAGATTATCAGCTAAAGTAGCTATTATAAAAGTGGGAGCAAACTCTGATATTGAATTAAAAGAAAAACAAGACAGGGTTGAAGATGCTATATGTGCTACTAAAGCCGCTATAAAAGAAGGAATTGTGTCTGGAGGTGGAATTGCTTTATTAAACGCATCTCTTAATATTGATGAAGAAAATATTGGAGAACGCGTATTACTAAAAGCAATAATGTATCCTTTTAAAACAATATTAAATAATGCTGGAATAAAAGCAGAAACTCCTAGTAAAAAAGGTTATGGAGTTAATGTAGTTACAGGAAATATGGTACACATGATAAAAGAAGGTATTATTGACCCATTGTTAGTTACTAAAAGTGCATTAACTAACGCGGCTTCTGTAGCAACTACTATATTATCAACGGATTGTGTAATTAATAATATAAGGGTAGATGAAAGCAGTAGGAAGTAATTTAATTATACAAAAAATTGAAAACAATATAACTAAATCTAAAGGAGGATTGTTATTAAATAAAAATGATAGATCAGATATTAGATATATTGAAGCAACAGTAGTATCTAGCGGAGAAGATATAAAGAGTTTAAAAAAAGATGATAAGATTTTTTATGATAAGCATGCTGGTCATTCTATAGAAATAGAAAATAAAACTTATCAAGTCATTAAGGCGCAAGACGTCGTCGTTGTTTTATGAAAAGGCTATCGGCAGGAGATTTAAAAAATAATAACCTGCTTAAACACTATCGCATTATACGTAAGTGGGCTTGTAAAAACAACGACTTAAATGACGCTGATTTAGAACTTTTAATATATTTAGACTGTATAGATTTGTTTACTATTAAAGATTTTAAAATAGGGACATATTCATATAGTTGGGATAATAGAAGATGGAACAAATTAATACAAAATGATTGGGTTGTAGTATGGAGACATAGAAATAGAACAACTCAAAAATACAATATATATAAAGTTTCTTTTAAAGGTAAACAGTTAATACAAAGAATTTACCGTATTATGTTAGGTGAAGATGATATACCTACAAGTGAACGGAGAAACTCTATTATGAAAGGTAAAAGTTATATAGATAAAGTATTACAAACATCTATATATAATGTAAATAAAGATAAAGAAAGATGAGTAAATCTCAAAGAATAGAAAAACGCATTAACAGAATAGAAGATAGATTCAAGAAAAAAGTTGCTAAAGGTAAAAAAGGAACTGATATGGATATTGAACTTCATGAAAGAAAAATTCAAGCCTTAAGAGACAAGAGTCCATTAAATTTCGGTATGCTTCCTAATATGATGTCAGGTCTAACTCCTTCTTTCGGAAGTATGGGCCAAGTAGGTGTTGGTGGTGGAATTATGCCAATGATGCAAAACCCCGCTCAATGGGTTGCTAATCAATCAAATTCTTATCAAAATTCAAGATTACCATTTTGGATGAGACCTAGTAGTGTTGGAGCAGGACCAGGAATTGGAGCAAGTGGAACAGATCCTAATAATACTAGTGCGGTAGGAAATTTTAGTACAAATCCTAATGCTTTTAGTGGAGATCCATTTATAGGTGGTGAAAATATGGGAAGTGTAGAACAAGCTACAGGAAATGCACCTAATAATACAACACCTGCTAATGTCGCAACACAAAGCAACTTTAATCCTACAACAGAAGAAGCAGCGATGAGTATATTTGGAAATGGTACACAAGTTCAAAATAGAAAAAAATTAATAACTTTATAAATAAAAAAATGAAACATAATCACACATACGATCCACACGCTGAAAAAATGGGTAAAGGAAAAGTAGGTATAGTTGGAGAATCACATATATGGGACGGTCCTTTAAGCCAAGTAGGTAGACTACATGGTGAAGGTTCTAGTTCAGGTATTTATGGTATGAAACTAAAATTAGATGGAACTCCTTATTCTCCAGGTCCTATAACCTTAAAAGCACAACAATAATCATGGCAACATACAATGGAGCAATACAAGTAAGAATTTGTACAGAAATAAATATTCCTCAACCAGGTGTAGTTCAAGAATTAAATTTAGGTCTAACTGGTGTTTATAATAACGCTGGTCCACAACCTATTATAACAAGTCTTCCTCCTTCTACAACACAATTATTAATTGAAAATAACGTAGGTGGTGGTGATGTTATATATGCTACAAACTCAGCTACAGGAGCTGAATATATTTTTCAAATAGAATATATAGATGTGCCAACAGACACTATAGTTTTATTTGATATATGTAGTCCTCCAGCAGCAATACCAATAGGCGATTTGGTTGCAACGGTGTATAGAGGAAATTACAACCCTACAACAGGAACATCAGCAGCGCCTGGTGGTCCAACTGGCGCAGGGAACAGCGAAGGATATAGTATATTATGTGATCAAAGATTAAATTTAATAGTTTTAACTGTAAATAATGATTTAGTTAATATTACGTACGCACAAGACACACCTAATGATTTACAAGTAGTAAAAGTATTACAAAATTTAACAGGTGGTGGAAGAATTTTAGCACTAAAAATACAAGAATAAATAAATAAATAAATAAATAAACAATGGGATATACACAAAACAATCCGTTACCTAGAATGAAATCAGCTTTAAAAATGAGAAAAGCTGAAAAGAAATCAGGGTTACATAGAAACTCAGCGTTACATAATGCTGAACAATACGGTATTCAAGGAAATGATGAACTTGATTACATGCCGATAATGGATCATGGAGCAGCAACTCCTTTAAATCAAAATGATGATGAAAGAGCAGGAGGATATGATCATCTTCCTAATAGATCAACACTAGCGGCAAGAGAAATAGGAAAGAATAGTATAGATGGAATGTACAGCGTAGCGGGAACAAGTGTTCCTACTGATGTTGCTATGCAGAATCCAAACACTGGTTCATATTGGAGTCATAATGAAGTTTCTCAATCAACACCTGGATCTACTCATACTGACTATAATTATAATAGAAGTTTTGATGCTGTTTTCGCAGATGCTAGAAAAAAACACGGTGCTGATGGTACTTTTAGTTGGAGAGGTGGAACATTTAACACTAGAAGAGCCGATGATGCTCCATCAAGAAAATCTAGTTCTCCAATGCATAAACATGGTGCTATGAAAGGTGATCAATCTGCTACTCATACAGACTATTCAGATTTTAAAGATACAGATCCTAGTTATCATGGACATGATGGAGAATCTCATGGAGATCAATCTGCAACGCGTACAGACTACGAAAATAAATAATCATGGGAAGAGGATACAGCGGAAACCATCCGCGTTACTCCAAACATGGAGACGAGAAATACGATGCTAAAGAAGCTTATAATAAAGATTTAACAGCATCAGCAAGATTACATTATTTAGAAAACGATAGACATGATCATAGTTCACCAGCAAATTTCCATCATGATTCATGGGGTAGAATGAAAAATACTCTACGTGAAATTGGTGAATATACTTCTGATCCTGAAGGGTATTATGATAATCCAAGATATCAAGATAGATTGCAAGGTTTTGCAGAGGATGTTACTGCTCCTGGTGGTCTTGATTATGAAAATTTGCAAGCTCGAGCTCATCATGCAGACTGGAGAAGAGCACTGGGATATGACAATGCTAAGGATATAGAAGACATAAAGTGGGCAAGAGATAACGCTGGTATGGATATAGAACCTACTGGATTCGATAATTCAAGTTTTATTAAAGAACCACTACCACCAGGATTAACTGAGCCAGAGGGTGTTAAAGAAAGCGCTATACCAAGACTTAGTAGAGCTGATAGAATAAGAAAAAGAGCAATGAAAAGATCTGAAAGAACAGGTGCAGAAAGAGGTGATGAATATGATTATGAAGACCCAAGAGTTCAAAAAATGTTAGAAAAAGCTAATAAATTAGATGAAAGAAGTGGTAAAGGTAGAAAAGCAATGAATAAACTAACGAAGAAGATAGAAAAACTGCCAGATGGACCAGTTTGGGGAAATACCCAGGAGAATGAATTAAATAGACAGATTGATGAAAGAGGTGGTGAAGGAAGAGACGATTCTCCATTAGATGCATGCGCTAAATCAGAAGGTGGAAGCGGGTGTGTTCAACAAAGAGGTGGTGAATGGAAAGTAATTAGCAATAAAACAGGTAAACCTTGGCCGGCAAACTATGGTAGCAAAGCAAATGCTGAAGCTGCATTAAGAGGTTATCACGCGGGATAATATGGAAACAATAGGTAAATTCAGAACTAATTTTTTAGGAAAAAATAAATCTTTTAAAATAGGGTTTAATAATAGATCACCCTTTAGTTATATTTCTACTAGTGGACCAGAGGTTCCAGCTAGATATGATGGTGGTGTTCCTTTAGTAAACTTTACACCTGATCAATACTCAACAGCTTTTGATTCAAGTGATGCTGTAAGAGCAGAGCATGAGGCATTTAAAAAAGCAGGTGAAGCTACTGGTAAAGTGGTAGGAGCTGTAGGTGCAGCTGTTGCTGGTGGTATTAAAGCTAGTAATAATCCAGGTGCTGGATTTGGAGATTTTATAAAAGGTGCTGGTGATGGATTTAAAGATTATGATGGATTATTAGGTGATGAAGCTCAAAAAGGAGTTGAATCAGGTATGAGTGATATTAGAACAAATAGAGGTAAAAAATCAACATCCAGTGGTGGTACAACTAATATTATCCAACAAGGAGGAGGAGGAAATTCTGGAGGAGGTGATACTGGTATAGATTACACCTATAATTTTGCTCAATATGATCCTAGTCAACAACCCAAGGGTAAATTTGATGACTTAGAAGGTGATGAGAAGCTTGACGCAATTTATGAAAGTATCATGGGAAAACCTAGAGGAAATTAAAAAAACAGTCATGGATCTGTATAAAACCAAATAAATAAATAAATAATAACAAATAAAACAAAAAAAACATGGCAAAATTTATTAACTTTAACATAGTTGGTGGATATGACTTAGCAGCAGCAGCTGCAGATTCATCACTAGATGGAGATAATTTAGTAAATGTAGATAACATTTTAAATGTAAAAGCAGAAACTGGTGCAGGTGGAGAATATAATGTAGTTCTTCAATTAACAGGCGGTTTATCTTGTAGAGCAACTTGTTCTATAGATGCTGACGCAGTAGCTCCAGTTAATCCTACAGTAGGTGCTGATTATCTTCCACTAATGAAGAAAGCAGTTAACAGAGCTATTACAGCTAATCCAGGTGGAGTAAAAGCTAGTGTATTATTACCACAAGATAGTTTAGATCCAAATGCTCATTACATGCAAGAATTAAGAGTATACTGGAAAGATATTCTTATTAGCTAAATATGAAACCTAAAGGATTAGGTGATAGTATAGCTAACTTTACCCAAAAAACAGGAATTAAGGCTGCGGTTAATAAAATAGCTAGCGGCCTTAATAAACCCTGTGGATGCAAAAAAAGACAAAACTATTTAAATAAAAAATTTCCTTACAAGCAATGAAAATAAGATTAAGTAGTGGATTCAAAATAAATCCTCCATTTCAAAAAGATGGTACACCTATTTATGCCGCTGATCTTGAAGAAGGAGTTTTAGGTAAAGCAAATAGCAATGGTACTATATTAGTATCAGATAAACTCACTGATCCAGCAGAAAGACACAGTGTTATTGAACACGAAAAAATACATATTGATCAAATTAAAAGAGGTGACTTAGATTATGATGATGATAATGTGTATTGGAAAGGAAAAACTTATTCAAGAGAGGAAATGGAAGAAGGTGCGCCCGATTTACCATGGGAAAAAGAAGCCTACGATAAAACAGATGATTACGAAGCATTATAAATAATGAGTAAAAAGAAATTCAAAGACACTACCGTTGGCCAACTTTTATTTGGCGCTGCATCTGTAATAAATCCTACATTAGGAAATGTATTACAAGGAGTTACTTCTCCCAAAGAAGCTATAGCTGAAATAACAAAGTCAGACGCTTCTTTAGATGATAAAATAAAATTACAACAATTAATATATGAACAACAGAATAAAGAAATAGAAGCTATTACTTCCAGATGGAACGCAGATTCTATGTCTGATTCTTGGATGTCTAAAAATGTACGTCCACTAGTTCTTGTATGGTGTATTGTTGTATTTTCTTTTGCGGGTATATTAGATAGTGTAGAAAGTATACCATTTCATATAAATAGCACATGGAATGATACTTTCGAGAAGGTTATGATGGCTGTAGTTTTAGCTTATTTTGGGGGCCGCACAACGGAAAAGGCGACAAGTATGTTCAAAAAGTAAAAATCACTAAAAATCAGTGATTATATTATAGAACAATTAAATTATATTATGGACTATAATAATCTATTTCACCAATGCGCAGAATTTTTAAGATGGTTAGCGCCTATATTAGGTCTAACTTATAAAGAATTAAATATATGGATTTTTGTAATTATAGAACCATTAATATTTTTTATTATGGTTTTTTGGATTATAAAACTTAAAAAACAAATTAATGCCTTACAATCAAAACAATCCCTTTAACAGAGTATCTCCTTTAAATCAAATTAGTATAGGATCAAATCTTAGAGGAGGTTTAGTTAGTAAAATGATAGGAGGTTTAAAAAGCGTTAAAAATAAAGTAATAGATTTAGCTACCGATAGAAGGTCGGGTTTACCTCTTCCTGTTAGAGGATTAATAAATGATTTAAGTGGGCAAAAAAGAAATTTAACTACAGAGGATTTAAGTCCTGAATTAAAAGATGCCTATTTTAGAGCATACCACACTGCGTCTCAAAGAGAAGGAAATACTCCGGATTCTGGATATATAGATTATGGGGATTATTCTGTAGGAGGAAATGAACATGGTGAAGGAATGGCTCAGCAGTTAGAATTACTTAATAATCCTGGTTACCAAGCACGATATACAACAGGTAAAGCACGGTATACAAGAAATCCTGATGGAACTATTGGTATTTCAGATACTTTTGATTTTAATGATGCTAGTGCTGGATTAAGTGATGAAGAAAAAAAATTAGCTATAGAAAAAGAATTAAGTAATATACCTGAAGGAAATATAAAAGATAGGGCGCGGGTATATGCAAGGTATTATGGGAGTGGACCTGGGGAAGGTGCTAAAGTAAACTTTAACATTAATCCAGAAACAGATGAAATGGATGTTCCTTTATCGGAACGAACTTTAGATAATCCATGGGTGAAAGTAGCTAAAGCAGGTGTAAATTTATACAATAGATTTACGGATTAAAATAAATTAAATTAAATTAAATTAAATAAAAATGAAAAAATTACTATTAAGTATAGTATTACTATTTAGTATTACTATACAAAGTCAAGAAATGACCGAAAAACTTAAAGGTATTTGGTCAAGTGAAAAAACAAGTTATTACGTAGTTATAACACATGATTCAATCCGAGGATATGAGTTTATTAATTTTTCTTTTACAAATCCTACTAAAACAGTAGAAAAAGTAATTGAAGTAGGAGTTGATTACGTAAAAACAAAACTCACAAACAAAGAAAACAAATACAAAGTACAGATTACTTATACAGTAAAAGAAGGAAAACTTCACTGTGAATTTGAAGGAGACAACAATCACGAAACAGTATACAAAAGATACTGGATAATGACTAATTAAATTAAATAAAATGGAAGAAAACAAAATAACTAAAGAAGAACTAGACACAATTCTAGATTTTCAAAATAGACTCTATATGTTAGCTACAGATGTAGGGGTTTTAGAATCTCAAAAACATGAAGTATTACATATATTTTCAAAACTAAATTTTGAGCAAGAAGAGTATAAAAAAGTATTAGAGGATAAATACGGTAAAATAACTATTGATTTAAAAGATGGAAATTTTACTAAAGCAAAAGAAGATGAACAATCTAATAAGAAAGATTAGTATAGGATCTGATTATAAAAATGATGCAATGCATTATTCTATAGGTCAACAAGTATATGGAGGTCACGAGATATCTCATATATTATTTGATGAAAAAGATAATTCATATAATATTTATATTAAAAAACACGAAGAAATATTACCATGGAAAAAATTTAATTCCAATATGGCAATATCTATAGAGTTTGATTTAGAATATTAATGAATAGTCTATATGATTTTATTGTAAAACCGGTAGGTGAAAATAGATATAATAATAGTAAAAAAATAAATGATAAGAAATTAATTTTAAATACTAAAATTGAATCTTGGAAATTTGTTAATCGTTTTGCTGAAGTTATATCTACACCGCTGGCTTTTAACACTTCTATAAAAAAAGGTGATATAATAGTGGTTCACCAAAATATTTTTAGAAGATTTTATAACATGAAAGGGGAACAAACTGATAGTAGATCTTATTTTAAAGATAATTTATACTTTGTTTCTGTAGATCAAATATATTTATATAAAAATAATAATAAATGGAAGTCTTTTGGAGATAGATGTTTTATTAAACCTATAAAAAATAATGATCATTTAAGAAATAAAAAAGAAGAACCTTATACTGGTATAGTAAAAATAAGTAATGATAAGCTAGAGACATCTAATATTAATCGAGGTGACTTAATAGGTTTTAAACCTGGAGCTGAATGGGAGTTTTTTATAGATGATGAAAGACTTTATTGTATGAAATCTAATGATATTGTAATTAAATATGGAAATAAAAAAAATAAAAGGGAATATAATCCAAGCTGGACGTGTAGCAGTTGATGAATTAATTAAAGTTGCTAAAGAACCAATTATAGAATTTGGACCTGATATTTCTGCTGACAGACTTAAAAACGCTGCTGCAACAAAGAAATTAGCTATATTTGATGCTTTTGAAATATTATCAAGAATAAATGAAGAACAAAATATTATTGATGGTAAAGTAGAAGAAGAAACAAAAAAACCAAAAGCTTTTGCTGGTTTTGCAGAAGGTAGATCTAAATAATGTATAAGCAAGATTTATATAAAGTACTTCCTGATTACATCAAACCTAAAATACTTAAAAAAAATAATAAGTATAAAAAATGGGAATATGGTTATAATGTAGAACATGATGTTATTATTATTAGTAAAACAGGTAAGATAGGAGAAGTAATACAAATTCAAAATTTAACCATAGCTTTACCATTAGAGGAAGATGTAGTTAAGTTTGATTCAAATAAATTTGAATTTAAACCATTACCTAAAGAGTTAAAAAGAATTAAAACAATTTTTGATTGGGAAGAATATTCTTTAGACTTTAAAGAACAATGGTATGATTATATAGATAAAGAATTTACACGGAGAGAGCAAGGATTCTGGTTTTACAATAAAGATAAAGCTACTTATATTACCGGTACTCAATATATGTATTTACAATGGAGTAAGATTGATGTAGGTAAACCTGATTTTAGAGAATCAAATAGAATATTTTTTATATTTTGGGAAGCTTGTAAAGCTGATATTAGATGCTATGGAATGTGTTATCTTAAAAACAGACGTTCTGGATTTTCTTTTATGGCTTCAGGCGAAGCAGTAAACTTAGCCACTCTTAATTCAGACTCAAGATATGGTATATTATCTAAATCTGGACCAGATGCCAAAACAATGTTTACTGATAAAGTTGTACCAATTTCAGTTAATTATCCATTCTTTTTTAAACCTATTCAAGATGGTATGGATAGACCTAAAACTGAATTAGCTTATAGAGTTCCTGCTACTAAGTTAACTAGGCGGAAACTTATTTCTAACGAAGCTACAGCAGAACTACAAGGTCTAGATACCACGATTGATTGGAAAAATACAGGAGACAACTCTTATGATGGTGAAAAATTAAAATTATTAGTACATGATGAATCTGGTAAATGGGAAAGACCTAATAACATTTTAAATAATTGGCGTGTAACAAAAACATGTTTACGATTAGGTTCTAGAATTATTGGTAAATGTATGATGGGATCTACCTGTAATGCTTTAGATAAAGGTGGTGATAATTTTAAAAAATTATATTATAGTTCAGATGTTACAAAAAGAAATGCAAATGGCCAGACTCGTTCGGGACTCTATTCTTTGTTCATTCCTATGGAATGGAACTACGAAGGATACATTGATTCTTATGGGATACCTGTCTTCGACACTCCAAAAGACCTCATTAAAGGTCCACAGGGATTACCTATAACTTTAGGGGTTATAAATTATTGGCAAAATGAAGTAGATGGATTAAAAGACGATCAAGATGCTTTAAATGAATTTTATAGACAATTCCCAAGAACAGAAGAACATGCCTTCAGAGATGAAGCTAAATCATCATTGTTTAATCTTACTAAAATCTATGAGCAAATAGATTGGAACGCAGAAACTAAAGACAGTGTGGTTACTCAAGGTAATTTTCAATGGGTAGGAGGAATAAAAGATACTTCAGTAATATTTGTACCTCAAAATAATGGTAGGTTTTTCATATCATGGATTCCACCAGTAAGATTACAAAACAATGTAATTCATAAATCAGGAACAAAATATCCAGGAAATGAAAACTTAGGAGCTTTTGGATGCGATAGTTATGATATATCTGGAACTGTAGATAAAAGAGGTTCTAAAGGAGCTTTACACGGTTTAACAAAATTTAGCATGGAAGATGTTCCACCTAATCATTTTTTCTTAGAATATATAGCTCGTCCACAAACTGCAGAGATATTTTTTGAAGATGTATTAATGGCTTGTATATTTTATGGAATGCCAATATTAGCAGAAAATAACAAACCAAGATTGTTATATCATTTTAAAAGAAGAGGTTATAGAGGGTTCGCAATGAATCGACCAGATAAAATATATAATAAACTTTCAGTAACCGAAAGAGAAATAGGAGGAATACCTAATTCCAGTGAAGATATTAAACAAGCTCATGCTGCAGCAATAGAAAGTTATATTGAAAGTTACGTAGGTTTAAGAGATGACAATACTTATGGAGATGTTTATTTCCAAAGAACATTAAATGATTGGGCAAGATTTGATATAAATAATAGAACTACGCATGATGCTTCTATTAGTTCTGGCTTAGCAATAATGGCTTGTAATAAAAATAAATATAGACCTGTTCCACAGATAATTTTAAAAAATTATGATTTAGGAATAAAAAAATATGATAATAGTGGGTTGTTATCTAAAATTATAGATTAAATGAAAAGTATATACACTAATGGTAATAGTATTTTTCCTAACCAAGTGGTTAGTGACGCTGAAAAAGCTAGTTGGGAATATGGAGAGCAAGTTGCTCAAGCTATAGAACAAGAGTGGTTTAGTCAGGGTAGAACAAACGGTAATAGATATTTAACTACTTGGAATAACTATAATAGATTAAGATTATACGCTAGAGGAGAACAACCAACTCAAAAATATAAAGATGAATTATCTATAAATGGAGATTTGTCTTATTTAAATTTAGATTGGAAACCTGTACCTATTGTTTCTAAATTTGTAGATATATTAACAAATGGTATATCTAATAAAGATTATCAAATAAACGCATTCGCGCAAGATCCTGAGTCTTTAGAAAAAAGAACTCATTATGCAGAGATGTTAGCTCAAGATATTTTTGCTAGAGAAACAATGCAATCCATTGTTGAAAAATTAGACTCTGCTTTATTTAATACAGATATACCAGAAAATCAATTACCTAATAGTATGGAAGAATTAGAACTCCATATGCAATTAGATTATAAACAAGCTATAGAAATAGCAGAAGAAGAAGTTATAGACCAAGTATTAGATTATAATAAATGGGATTTAACTAGAAGAAGAATTAATTATGATTTAGTTACTTGTGGAATTGGTGCTTGTAAAACTAATTTTAATACATCGAATGGTATTACTGTAGACTACGTAGATCCAGCTTATTTAATATATTCTTATACAGAAGATCCAAATTTTGAAGATATATATTACGTAGGAGAATTGAAAGCTGTTACTTTACCTGAAATAGCTAAACAATTTCCAGACTTACCAGATTCTGAATTACAAAAAATACAAGAAAACCAAGGTAATAGATCTTATATGTATGGATATGGGAATGGTCCTTGGGAACAAAATACTATTCCATTATTATATTTTGAATACAAAACTTATAGTGATCAAGTGTTTAAAGTAAAAGAAACAGAATGGGGTTTACAAAAAGCAATCGCTAAAGAAAGTGGATTTAATCCTCCAGCTAATGAAAACTTTGAAGCAGTAGGAAGAACAATAGAAACGCTTTATAGAGGAGTTAAAGTTTTAGGAACTAATATATTATTAAGATGGGAGTTATGTCCTAATATGACTAGACCTATGGCTGATACTACTAAGGTAGAAATGAATTATGCAATATGTGCCCCAAGAATGTATAAAGGTCGTATAGATTCTACAGTAAGTAGAATAACTGGCTTTGCGGATATGATTCAAATAACTCATTTAAAACTACAACAAGTTATAGCTAGAATGGTACCAGATGGTGTGTTCTTAGATATGGACGGTTTAGCAGAGGTTGATCTAGGTAATGGTACTAATTATAATCCTGCAGAAGCTTTAAATATGTACTTTCAAACCGGTTCTGTTGTTGGAAGATCTTTAACTCAAGATGGAGAATTAAATAGAGGTAAAGTACCAGTTCAAGAATTACAAACAGGTAATGGCCAAGCAAAAATACAAAGTTTAATTAGTACATATAATTATTATTTACAAATGATAAGAGATGTAACCGGATTAAATGAAGCAAGAGATGGAGCGTTAGCTGATAAAGATACTTTAGTTGGTTTACAAAAAATAGCTGCACAAGCATCTAATATTGCTACTAAACATATAAACAATGCTAGTTTATACATAACTTTAAGAATATGTGAAAATATTTCTAAAAAAATAAGTGATATGTTAGATTTTCCTTTAACTAAGAATGCTTTAAAACAGAGCATTACTACTTTTAATACTATGACTTTAAGTGAAATAGATAAATTAAATCTACATGATTTTGGAATATTTTTAGATTTAGAACCAGATGATGAAGAAAAAGCTCAATTAGAACAAAATATTCAAATAGCTTTATCAAGTGGAGGTATTGATTTAGAAGATGCTATTGATATAAGACAAATACGTAATTTAAAATTAGCTAATCAAATGCTAAAACAAAAACGTAAACGTAAATTAGCTAGAGAAAGACAGATGCAAGCTGAACAAGCTGAACAACAATCTCAATTAAATACGCAGTCTAATCAAGCAGCTGCAGAAGCAGAAGTCCAAAAACAACAAGCATTAACTGCTGAAAAAGTAAATTTTGAAGAAGCAAAATCACAGTTTGAATTACAACGTATGCAAACTGAAGCAGAAATTAAACGTCAGTTAATGGCTGAAGAATTTAATTATCAATTACAATTAGAACAACTTAAAGCTAAAAGAGAAACTAATAGAGAAGCAGAAATTGAAGATCGTAAAGATAAACGAACAAGAATAACTGGATCCCAACAAAGTCAAATGATAAGTCAAAGAAAAAATAATTCTTTACCTGTAAATTTTGAAGATGTAGGAGTAGCTAATAATATTAAAGATATAGAGAGCGAGATTCAGTAGTATTAATTATTTAATTATATTATATTATGGGAGACCAAAAAGCGGCCGTAGAGGTCAAACAAGAGGGTGACTTTAAAATAAAGTCAAAACCTAAGCGTAAAGCTAAGAATTTAGGTAAAACAGATGATACACCTGTAAAAATGGAAATTAAAAAACCATTAGAAGAAAAAGTAGAAACACCTAAAATTGATTTAACTAAAAACGAAGATAATGCCATTCAAGAGCGAAAAACAGAGGAAATACCTGTGGGCCAACGAACCGGAGATAGCAAGGAGATGGACACAGAAGTACGGGTCAGCGATACAGATGATAAAGAAAGTACTCCAATCCAAGTAATTGAAGAAATAACTGATGAAGTTAAACCAGAAAAAGAAGTAAAAGAAAAACCTCAACTTATTCAAACACCTGAATTACCAGAAAATGTAGAAAAATTAGTTACATTTATGAACGAAACTGGTGGAACTGTAGAGGATTATGTAGAATTAAACAAAGATTATTCAAAATTTGATAATGATCAATTACTACATGAATATTTAAGAAAAACTAAACCTCATTTAGATTCAGAAGATATTAGTCTTATTATGGAAGATTATAAGATTGATGAAGATTTAGATGAACCAAAAGATATACGTAAGAAAAAACTAGCTTATAAAGAAGCTGTTGCTGCTGCTAAGCAAAATTTAGAAGATCAAAAAACTAAATATTATGCTGAAATTAAAAATAGACCAGGAGTAACACAAGAGCAACAAAAAGCTATGGAATTTTTCAATCGTTACAATAAACAGCAAGAAGAAATAAAGCTGTCACAGGAAGATTTTAAAAATCGTACTAACCAAATATTAAACAATGAATTTGAAGGTTTCGAATATAACGTTGGAGATAAAAGGTTTAGGTACAAAGTAAAAGATCCTGTAACATTAGCGGAAAAACAGTCTGATATTAACAACTTTGTAGGTAGATTTTTAGACAAAGAAGGTAAAATAACAGATACTGCCGGTTATCACAAAGCTTTATATGCTGCTATGAATGCTGATAAACTAGCGTCTCATTTTTATGAACAAGGCAAAGCGGATGGTGTCAAAGATATTGTCCAGCAATCTAAAAATCCAACTTCTGATGCGCCAAGGCAGGTTGCCAGCGGGGATGTTTACGTAGGAGGATTTAAGGTAAAGTCTATTAGTGGAGCAGATTCATCAAAGTTAAAAATCAAAAAACGAACATTTAATAATTAAAATTTAAAATTATGGCTTTAAATCCCCAGTTTGGCTCGATTATACCTAGTCAAACTCAAGAAGTCTTACAAACTAACTATTTACAGTGGACTGATCCTGGTGCTGCTGATTTCCAATCTTTTGCGAATCAGTATCTTCCAGAGATTTATGAACAAGAAGTTGAAAGATATGGTAATAGAACTTTATCTGGATTCTTAAGAATGGTTGGGGCGGAGCTTCCAATGACAAGTGACCAAGTAATCTGGTCTGAACAAAATAGATTACACATTGCTTATGACAACTGTACCTTTGTAAGTGCTACAGGTGTTATTACACTTAACCCAGGTGCGGTTGCAGGAATAAATAACGTTATTTCTGTAAACTCTACTGTAGTAATTATGGACGACTTCGGTGCTGAAGTAAAAGCTCTTGTTACTGCTACTACTCCTGGTGCTGCTGGTACAATTACTGTAGCCTGCTATACATCTGCAACTTTAGCTGCAGCTGGATTAGTTGGTGTGGTAAAAGTATTCGTATATGGTTCTGAGTATAGAAAAGGTTCTACTACTCCTAACTATAGCGCTGCTACAGTTGATGGTTACATCAGCGTTGACCCAGCATTCACTCAATATTCTAACTTACCTGTAATTATCAGAAACAAATACGTAGTAAATGGTTCTGATACAGCTCAGATTGGTTGGGTTGAGGTTTCAACTGAAGATGGAACTGGAGGATACTTATGGTATCTGAAAGCTGAATCTGAAACTAGATTAAGATTTGAAGATTATTTAGAAATGATGTGTGTAGAAGGTGAATTAGTAGATGCAGCTGTATCTCCTATTCCGGCGCTTCCAGGTGCTATCCTAAAAGGAACACAAGGTATGTTTGCTGCTATTGAAGATAGAGGTAATGTACAAGTTGGTTTTGCTCCTGCTACAGGTATTGCAGATTTCGATGATATTCTTAGAAACTTAGATACTCAGGGTGCAATTGAAGAGAACATGTTATTCTTAGACAGACAAACTGCTTTAGATTTTGATGATATGCTTGCTAGCATTTCTTCAGGAGCTGCAGGTGGTACTGCTTTTGGTTTATTTGAAAACTCAGAAGAAATGGCGTTAAACTTAGGTTTCAACGGTTTCAGAAGAGGTTCTTATGACTTCTACAAAACAGATTGGAAATACTTAAATGACGCTTCTACAAGAGGTGGTATGACAGGTCCAAACTCAATTGAAGGAGTTTTAATACCAGCTGGTACTACAACTGTTTATGATCAAATTTTAGGAACTAACATCAGAAGACCTTTCTTACACGTAAGATATAGAGCTTCACAAACTGATGATAGAAGAATGAAATCTTGGTTAACAGGTTCTGTTGGTGGAGCATTTACTAGTGATCTTGATGCTATGGAAGTTAACTTCCTATCTGAAAGATGTTTAGTAACTCAAGCTGCTAACAACTTTGTATTATTCAAAGGAGTGTAATTACTCATATTAATAACTATCCCTGTCTTCGGGCAGGGATAATTATTATTTTTATAAACTATTTAATTATATTATATTATGGCTAAAAAAGCTAAAGCAGAAGAAGTTGTTGAGGTTGCACCTCAAAAAATTGCAGTAAAACCTGCAACAAAAAAACCAGCTAAACCAAGCTGGGAAGTAAAAGATAGAACTTATATACTAACTGGAGGTAAAGAACCTTTAACATTTACAATACCTGGGAAACATACTAGAAAGCATGCGCTTCTTTGGTATGATTCTGAGAAAAAAGAACAAAGAGAACTTAGATATGCAACTAACATGTCTAGTCCTTTTGTAGATGAGCAAAAAGGAGAAGTAACTTTAGGACATATAACTTTTAGAGATGGAACATTACACGTACCAAAAGAATCAATTGCTTTACAACAATTACTTTCATTATATCACCCTATGAACAATCAGAGATATAAAGAATTGGTACCACAACAAATTGCTGATGATGAAATTGACAATATAGAGTGGGAGATTGAAGCATTAAACTTAGCTAGATCAATTGAGATTGATATGGCAGAAGCAATTGTAAGAGTAGAATACGGTTCAAAAGTTAATAAAATGTCTTCTAAAGAATTAAGAAGAGATTTATTATTGTTAGCTAAATCAAACCCAAAACTATTTATTTCATTAGCTACAGATGAAAATGTTCAATTAAGAAACTTTGCTATTAACGCTGTGGAACAAGATATTATTAGAGTATCTCCAGATCAAAGAAGCGTTCATTGGTCAAGTAATGATAGAAAGTTAATGAATGTTCCTTTTGAAGAAAACCCATATTCAGCTATTGCTGCATGGTTTAAAACAGATGAAGGAGTAGAAGTATTTAAGTCTATACAAAAAAGACTAAATTAAAAATAATAAGGGCGGATTCGTTCGCCCTTTTATTAAAATAAAAATATAATGGTAAACGTTAACGCAGTATATCAAACAGTACTACTAATCCTTAATCAACAACAAAGAGGTTATATAACTCCTGATGAATTCAATAAAGCTGGAACTCAGGCACAATTAGCTATATTTGAAGGATATGCTAGTGATTTAAATCAACAATACCGCGTACCACAAAACGATACTGAATATGCTAATCGTGTTAAAAATATAGAACAAAAGTTACAATTTTTTCAAAGAACAGCTGATATTCCATATGATATTCCTACATCAAGTTTTCCTTTATTAGATTTTACAGATTTTAATGATCCAGTTGTTAATGCTCCTAATCCAGTTGTAGTTGGAACACTAGGAACAACTAACAGTGTTTTATATAGATTAGGAACAGTTTTTTACAAAGACTATGATCTTGGCCAATATACACAACCAAATGAGTTAAAACAGTTAATACTCTCCCCTTTAACTCAACCTACAGATAAATTTCCATTATATACTTATGAGAATAATGTTTTAAAATTATATCCTTCAACAATTACTGACGGAATTAGTATAGCTTATTTGACTAAACCTAAAGATGTAGTATGGAATTTTACTACAGGAATACAGGGTCAATATATATATAATCAATCATCTTCAGTTCAATTTGAATTAGATCAAACAGAGCAAGACGAATTAGTGTTGAGAATATTAGCTTATGCAGGAGTGATACTACAAGATCCAACTATAATACAAGCTGCTTCACAACAAGTTGCTAGTCAAGATAACAATGAAAAACAATAAGATATGCCAATGCCAAATGGTGGATTAGTCACCGAAACTAATAGTCAATATTATGCTGGAGCGCAGGGGTTTACAACAACAGCTCCCCAGATATCATTTGAATTTACTTTTGATACTCCTTTAAATTTAGGGTCACCAGATCCTAATGAGGTAGATTATGCTTTAAATAATTTTAAATTATATGCAAGCGCTGATGGTATAACTTATACAGAGGTTACAGCAGCGAATTGGGCATTTCAATATCCTTATGAAGTTAATAATCGACCTAATGGAGATAGTCAAGTAGTATTAAATGGTAATCTTCCCGCTAATCATATTTTAGTTTGTCAATTAAAAACAATTGATGGTGGTAGTTTTGGTAATAAAAATGCTTATGGAACTACTACAGAGGAAAATTATGGAAGTTATGCTTATACAACTTTACAAGATATTGTTAATAACTTTATCGTAGGATATGTAGGAGAGCAAAAATTAATACCTAATGTAAGAAGAAGTGATATAATATTTCATGCTAAGCGTGGGTTACAAGAATTTAGTTATGATACTTTAAAATCAGTTAAATCTCAAGAACTTACTGTACCACACACTTTAAACAATATACTCCCTCAAGATTATGTAAATTATGTAAGAGTTTCTCGTATAGATAATTTAGGAGTAAAAAGAATTATATATCCTGCAAACAATTTAACTATATCACCTTATGAAAATCCTTTACAAGATAATTTAGGACAACCAACTCAAGATAATTTTGAAGATAATGTAGAAGGAACTTCTCAAACAGAGAAAAAATGGAAACAAGCTAACACTAATTTAGTTAATGGTCTACCTAACTTTGCTTTATATAATGAAGGTATGGACTGGGCAGGATATAATTGGGGTTATGGAGGAATGTGGTATTGGAATTGGGGTGAACAATATGGTATGTCCCCACAATATGCTCAATATAATGGTTGGTTTAACATGAATCCTAGAGAAGGTAAAATATCTTTTTCAAGTAACCTAGTTGGAGCTCAAATAGTATTAGAATATATATCTGATGGTCTTGCTTATGATTTAGATAGTAGAATACCTAAAATGGCAGAAGCTGCTCTATATGCATATATTTCACATGCTATAATTGCTAGCAGAATAAATCAACCAGAATATATAGTGCAGAGATTAAAAAGAGAAGCAAGTGCTAAACTTAGAAATGCTAAAATTAGATTATCTAATATTAAGCTAGATGAGATAGTACAAGTTATGCGTGAAAAATCTAAATGGATAAAAAGATAAAGTATGCCCCAAGTAACTAATACATTTATAAGGTCTAAAATGAACAAAGACCTTGATGCAAGATTACTTCCAAACGGTGAATACAGAGATGCAAAAAATTTACAACTTAGTAGATCAGAAGGTAGCGAAGTAGGAGAGTTTGAGAATATACCTGGTAATATCTCTTTACAAGAATTATATACAGGTGTAGGAGCTAAAGTTATTGGTGAATATACTGATGAAACTAATAATACTTTGTATGTATATAGTACGGGTTATGATGGGGAAGAAAGATGTCCTAGAGATATTAAAGTATTTTTTGATCCAGTAGCTGGTGCATCTACTAATGTTTTTTCTTTATACGATTCTTTAGGAAATATACTAGATGTTGGAAACTTAGGTTTACAAACAGGTATGTTATTGTGGAGCGATAATAGTGGTTGGTCAGGTGTTCCATCAATTTCTTCAGGTTTATCTCCTATTATAACAAATATAGATGTAGTAGGAAATCAAATAACTATTAATCAGATAGTTAATTTTGCAACACTTGACGCTATAAATATTGGTTTTGCTAATACAATTCATAGATATGAGCTTAATACTGGCATTTTAACTTTATTAGTTATTGGTTCATTCTTAAACTTTTCTCAATCTTATCCTATATTTGCTACTAATTTATTAGATGATTTGCTTTTTTGGACTGATAATCGTAATCAACCTAGAAAAATAAATGTAGAAATAGCTAATCCTAGTTCTTTAGGCCAAGCTATTCCTACTTACTATGTAGATGAAGATCAGATATCTGTTGCTAAATATTATCCATATGAAACACCTTTAGTTTTACAACAAACTATTTTAACAGCTGATTCAGGTGCACAAGCTACCTCACCAGGTGCTATTGCAAGAGGTTATGATTTAACTATGCTAGCAGGTAGTGATTTGAGTTCAATTAAAATTGGAGATATAGTATCAGGTTTTCCTGATCAAGAAATACAAGAATTATGGAATGTTATTGATATAGATGAAACTGCAGAGATAATAACTATATATAATAACTTTAAAGATGGTGATAGCGCTGCTAATATGCAGCCTGGTACATGGGACGAAACCACTGATGTAGAATTAAAATTTAGTTCTACTTCAATGAAAAACTCTGCTGATAGATTACTATTAAGAGGTTTTGATACTACAGCTGTAAACGCTGCTCCTAATACAACTATTGTTCAAGGAGATACTCTTACAGCTTCTTATACTTTTTTAAATGTTAATGATGAACCAACACCACAACCTACACCTAGGGTTGGAGATTTTATAACAAGTGATCAAGCAGAAACAACTACTCCTACTGTTGGTGGTAAAATATTATTAGCTGATGAAGTAGTGATAG